TCAAATGGCGAACGGCTGAACATGGGCACGGCAGGTTCGCTTGTGATTCAGCGGTCTACCAACAATGGTACAGACTGGACCACGGTAGACACCCGAAAGGCAGCAGTACCTTCTACAGACTATTCAGATACCTCCACTTATACCCAAGTAGATATCGGCGGATGTCTTATCAACGGTTCTCAGAAAATACGAATCAGGGCTTACTTCACATACCAGAACGAGAATGGGGAGAGCAAGACGATGACATCCACTTACGTTATCGTAGGAAATACGATAACCAAGACCACGCTGTCACTTACGCAGCAGAGAAGCTGGCAGACCCCGATATACGCAAGTGCGTTCAAGACGCAGGGATTCCCTCTCAATTTCATGGTGTACGGTGCCGTTGCCAAAACGCTCCATGTCGTCATAACAGGCGGAAACAACACTGTAATGCCAGAGTTAACCTACCCGCTGACAGCCAGTGACGACTCCGCTTCCATAAGCAAATATGTGACGGACAGCACTGACACATACAAGTTATTCGACCATGGCGTACGCATTGTCAAGGCATGGCTAACATGCGATGACGGGATGGGCGGTACCATTAAGAGCGATATTCTTGAAAACAGCTTCATGGTAGTCAATTCGGAAACGACGGGTGCAGACCTGACGAAACCGTACATAATGGTGCAGAACCTTCTGAAGGAGGTCGGAAACTATACTCAGGTAAAATTGTGCGAATATGCCGTGTTCTCGCCTAAGAACACGGACGGTAATATCACCAATGACGGTGATCCGGTGGATGTTACGTTCTACATTACCGACTACAGCGAGAATTTCGTATCAACGCCTCCTACGGAATATTTCCGTTTCGAGCAGAAGGTTGAACCTGGAGTTCCCCAGACACTGAACGCAACCATAGAACTGGAGGCAGGGGACGATGCAGGGAATACTCTGACCGCTTATTTCCGTATTTGGCGTAAGGGTTCTGACGGAAAGATGTATAACTTTTTGCAGGAATCCCAGAACTCAGATAATATCTCCATCAGCGTTGACAACTCCGAATCATTTTCACCCAAGACCGGCGCGTCGTTCCTGCTGAATCCGAAAACAAGGAACAACAGCGAGGACATGCCGGCACGCATCACCAACGCCCGCAACGGGAATGCAGAGGTAGAGAGCACATGGACTAATTTCGGCTTCATCACTGACGGATGGGTGATGGCGGAAGATGGAGTGAAGGTCCTCAGAATCCTTTCGGGATCTAAACTCAATATAAAATACAACCCGTTTAAGCAGTTCCGTATCACACCTGACAGCGCGATGACGCTTGAGATAGATTTCTCCGTCCGCAAGATAACCAACGAGGAAGACAGTATAATATCCATATCAGAGTTGGTGGGCGGAGTGTTGCGCGGTCTCGTCATCAAGCCCATGCGCGGAAACATATACACAAAGAGCAATACCATTGACAGCGAGACGGATTTCTCGTGGTCTGAAGATACCAGAACACGCCTCACCATCAATATCCACAATGCCGTCTCGCCAAATAAGGGTGACGTGCATGTACCGACAGGCTTCAACACGACGAAGACAAAGATAGCCCTCGTGCGTGTCTATATCAATGGAGACAAAGAGCGGGAATTGGAGTATTCCATCACGGATAATGAGGAATTTTGCACGGGCGATATGTCCAATGGCGGAATAACCCTCGGAACTGACGGCGCGAACCTGGACATCTATTCTATCAGATGCTATGAAAATACGGCAGTCGAGGAGACAGAGGTGGTGCAAAATGTGACTTCTACACTCCCAACAACGGCCGAGAAGCTCGCTATGCGTACACGAAACGACATCCTTACCGCTGGAAAGGTTGATATCGAAAAGGTAAAGAAACTGGGAAGGAATTGCCTCGTCTGGCACGGTACCGAGCCGTACCACGAGAACACATCCCAGCAGCTTGGATGGTGGGAGATATTCAGATATGACGAAAAAGGTAACTACCTTCCAGAATTTTCAGGATCCCTCTGCAAGGAGACGAAATCGCTATCATTCAAGAGACAGGGTTCGACGGCTAACACTTACTTTGACTCAAACGGACAGACCGATCAGAGCAAAGTGAAGGCGACCGTCACCGTTCCGCTTACTAATATCCACTCCTCTATACACTGGGAACTGAAGACCGTGACTTTGGCAGACGGCACATCAAGTCAGGTCGTTTCCATGTACGGTGGAAATTTGGGTAAAAATTTTCCTGTAGAAGAAACAGCCATTGACTACCAGTATGATGCCGCCACAAGCAGCGTCATAGTCCCTGACGGATGGGTGGACGGAAACGGTAAGTACAGAGGAATATGCTATCAGCTAGCCGAAGGAACTCCTTTGGCCCAGAAACTGGTAAACAAAATCAACTACGCATCATCCATGCAGTCGCATCTTGCAGGAATAAACAATCTGTACAACGACCTTCATACAATGATCGTTGGAAAGAACTCCCTTCAGCAGGTTTGCGCCACCGCACGTGTGTCCAAATACACCGTACCTTTCTACTATTTCATGCAGGAGGAAGAGAACGGTACACCGTTGTATCGTGGCGGTTCCACATTCGGTGCTGGCAAGATGGATAAACCTACTTGGGGATATGTAAAGGCGTTGCATCCTATGTTCTGCATGATCGAGGGTTCTGATAACAACTACGAGCTTACCGACATGCGTGTACCGTTCACATGGAACGCCACTGAATGTTCCGAGAATGTTACCTATTCGGCTGACGACGAGGGATTCTTCTACAATGGCAAGCAGTGCATAGATTACGATGCAGGAGCTACAGAAAGTGACGGTACTCCGAAGGCAGCAGTCATAAAGGTCATCCAGGACACATGGAACTTCCTGTTTCTCCATGCACCGAATATTGACTACTACAAGGGCACGTTCGATGCGTTCCAGACTTCTGACGCCGCGAAGAACACGCATAAGAAATACTGGTGCACCGAAGGAACCGATGCGTACATCCTAAAACGGTACGACTTCGTGGACAGCAAGTGGGTGGACGCTGGTCTGTGGGATTCGTCTGCAAAGGCGTTTTCCAAGATAGACCTCCGTACTGATTCCATGACGGCAGCCACATATACTGCGTCTTCCAACAAAAGCCAGTATGTGGATCTCAATAAGGAATTGCAGGCGGCGGTCGTCGGACATGCGAAGAAGTACATCGGATTCTACTTCCGTGTGGACAGCCTCCGTTTCAACTATGCGTTCAACATACATCTTATGGCCGGTACCGACTCATGTTCAAAGAATACGTACTACACTCTGGATCCTAAAGCGGTTAGCGTGACCATTGATGGGGAGACACGCACATGCTATCTGTTTGAAATGCACTCGGATGATATCGACACCTCCATGGTGATAGATAACAATGGCAGAGGAACCAAGAAGTATTACATAGACCGTATGCACCCATATAATGATGAGGACCAGTCCACATCAAAGTACGAGGGTATGCAGAATGTGCTGTTCAACCTATGCGAACAGATGTGGGAGAACACCAAGGAACTACAGTCAATGCTGAAGGCAATATTCACGGTTATGGTGACACTTGTCAAGGAGACTGATTACATCGAAGGATGGACAGACAATATGAAAGTCAGCGTATGGGGCTGCCTATACAAATACGTCTTCTTCATCCAGCATTATTTCAGCGAGATGGCGTACAACGAACAGGGCCGTATAAGATATGAATATCCTCACATGATAGGATTCATATCGAGCGGTTCAGGCGCACGCCAGATAGATCCTATCACACAGTCTAACGGATCCTTGTTGCAGGCCGAACTCCAGTTCATGCGTCGTCGTCTAGTTTACATGGCTTCGTATGCTGCGTGGGGTAACTTCTATGACGGAGGAAAGAGTGCCAGCATCGGACTTCCAGACGCAACATCTTCATTTTCCATGCAGGCGTTCCATAAACCAGGTGAGGCAACATCCGAAAACACATACAAGTTCACCTTGACCCCCCACCAGTACATTTATCCTACAGGCATGATGGGGCAAACCTCTATAGACCCTCATGTACGTGTGGCTCCAGGACAGCAGTTTGAACTGAATCTTGGCACAACTACATCAAACGATACAGGTGTGTCCATCCTCGGTGTCAACTACTACAGATCACTCGGAAACATGGGAAATCTTTCAACCACTCCTGCCAATACATTGACAGTGAACGGTAAAAGGTTGACTGAGTTCATAGCTGAACCTACAGACACTTACACTGAAAACGGTGTTCAGGTTCCAGCATTCCGACCAGGGCAGGTTAAAATATCTGCTACGGAACTGAAAAAATTCTCACTGAAGGGATGTAAGCAGATCGGAGGTGCACTTGATGCCTCCAACCTTACTCGGCTTGAAGAACTTGACGTGAGACAGACATCAATATCCGATGTGTCCATACCGGAGACTAATGTACTAAAAAAATTGAGGCTGCCTGCAACCATCACGGCGGTTAAGATTGTGAATAATTCAGCTCTTGAGACGCTTGAAGTGGAAGGCTACTCTAATATAAAGACATTCCAGATCAAGAACAATCTCCACGTAGACACATACGAGCAAGGTGTTAATCTGTACAAAGCGAATCCTTCAGGACTGAAGGATGTGGCTCTGTATGCAATCAATTTCCCAAGCTGCACGTGCGACATGCTAATGTGGTATGCCTCCAAAAAGGCTGATCTTACAGGGCGAATCACGATGGTTTCTGTTTCCAATGACCGTTATCTGCTTCTTGCCGATAAACAGGTACTTTGTGTCCTGTATGGGAATATAGACAGCGAAAGCAACTCTCTGTATATCAACTATGCAAAGAGGGCTATCAACAAGGTCGCCATCAGCGGAAAGACGTTCATCACTGATCTGGGTAACTATCAGTTCGGTATCGTTCCCTCTCCATCGAGCGGAAACAATGTGGCCATTGTCGGCAACAAACTTGCTATCGGATGGAAGATAGCGGATACTGCGGCACCTTATGCAAAATGGACAGATGATGTTAATGGAGTTCTGGACGTTTTGAAACTTTCGGATGCAGCTCTCGATCTAAAGCATGAGATAACTGTGGATCTTACATTGTCGGATGGGACCAAGGTAAGTGCATCTAAGAAGGTGGGATTCTATCGTCATATTCCAAAAGTTGAGGACTTCGCTTACGCTGACGGCACATACGACAGCGATTATGATACGACACGTGAAGTTGTCGGGCAGGTGTTCATGCGCACTCCCATTTACGGGACTGACGGAACTACTCTCATCGGATATAATGTCCGTGTATATTCAGTTGAAGACCTCAAGTTGGTGACAACAGATCAGGCTTCTACCTATACGACTTTCCGATTCGGATTATATCCCGATAATAACAACGGACATCTTTCTGCGGAGCAGGCCATAAAAGACGCCACGGGGCTGACTAGCGTCTTCGACATACCGACGATTGTCAATATCACTTCGCGCTGGAACGGAGGCAATCCAAGTGACGGTGGAACCGTAAACGGCGTCAGTTACGACTGCGTAGATGACGGATCGTATCTGGACGCCAACAGGGATGACGGATATAAGGTCCTTCCTGCTACTGGTGCGGCAGCATCTGATTATAGCGGTAAGAAGAAAACTGCATTGATTATTGAACATGCAAAGAAGATCATCGGTGATTACCTTGGAAAGTCATGGCCAACAAGTTCGCAGGAACTTGTGGACGCGATGCAAGCCATAATCGCCGAAAATTCAACGGCAACAAGCCCATGGAGATATGAAGAGTTCTATTACCCAGCTGTTTTCGGCTGCTATCTATACCAGCCTAAGGTTGAAGGGACGCTTGCAGACCAGTACAAGTCAACAAAATGGTATTGCCCAGCAGAGGGTGAACTGGCACGCCTGTACAATTTCTTCAGACTGGGAGTGGATATCGCGAATGCCAAGACGGATGCCGCCAATGAAGCGACAACCCCAATCATGGCAAATGCGAACGCCAAGGTAGGCGGTGTGCTGTTCAATTTCATCAAGAACTGGTACTGGAGTGTAAGCGAGTCTGATGCGAACTACAGTTGGATATTGTATTTCAGCAGTGGCTACTTGTACAACATCTACAACAAGTGCCACGATTACTATGTCCGTCCTTGCACAGCATTTGACTTTTTACTTTAATCTTTGATTCGGTCGCCGTCTCGGGGCGACCGCACAAGGCCAAGAAGGAAAGTGAACTAATTGAGTAAATGACAATGAACAAAATAACAGACGACATTCTGAAAGGTGCCTCCAATAATAAGAATAAGGTGGTTAAGACAACAGCACAGTTGCCTATATTTCGCGATTCATCAAACCTGTTGTTCCTCCTGATGAAGCGATTATACCATGTGCCGGGGAAAATGGTCAGAACTATTGAGAACGCGATTCACCATGCCGACGAGGTCTGTACTGCCGTTGCCATGGCAAACGAATTTCGCGGTGAAGAGCGTGCTTATTATCTGAGTATGGCCATCGCTAACATCCACGTCCTGAACAATATGCTTGCTTCATTCCAAATAATTGGTGTTGCAGCTAAAAAAAAGAATGAGGATGCAAGTGAAGAAAACGACGGAAAGTTTAAAATCGAAAAGCCTTGCGGATTCTCCAAAGATGAAGTGAAGGATATGAAAAAACTTTTGATGCGCGTCCTGGCACAAGCCGTTGGTTGGAGAGATTCCGTATCACGTCAGGGTCAGATGGCCTCTGTTAACAAGGAGGTGTCAAAATGAGAGTACGTGGGATTTCTATAAATGGGAGGCTTACTGATACGGCTTGCAGCCGCATGAGTTACGAAGATGCAAAGCCTTTTTTAAGCGAGTATAATGCGAACAACAGTTGGATATTGAATTTCAGCAGTGGCAACTTGAACAACAACAACAAGTACAACGATAACTATGTCCGTCCTTGCACAGCGTCTGTAGATTTCCGCGCCTTTCTGAACAGTATGTTCTATGCCTATGAGAAATGTCTCATCGGAAAGAGAAGTCCCCCTCAGGCTATCGAATATATGCAGTCTGCTTACGTGGATATCTGGAGACTTGCTGAAGAGGCGTACACCTTTTCATACAAGCCCTCCACTTCCACGTGTTTCATGGTCACTTTCCCTAAGCTGAGGGAAGTATTTGCAGCAGATTTCAGGGACAGAGTCATACATCACTGGATATGCTTGCGCCTTAATCCGCTATTTGAAGAAAGGTGCATCGCACTTGGGAACGTGTCTCACGCTTGTCGAAGGAAGTTCGGGACTAAATCGGCTATCAAACAGGTTGAAGAAGGGATATGCCGGGTAACTTGCAATATGCGGAGGGAGGCATGGATATATAAAGGTGACATTATCGGGTTCTTCATGAATATAAACAAATCCGTATTGTTCGGATTCTTGAAAACGCTGATCGAAAATAAATATTTCGGACCAGACAAAGATATTCTTCTGAACCTCGTTGAAGTGACCGTATTCCATTCCCCTGAAAAGGACTGCTATATCAAATCTCCGTTCGAGCTTTGGAAAAATATTTCTGCCGGAAAATCCCTGTTTTATAACGGTGAAGGTATCGGAGAACCGATTGGTAATTTGACAACACAGCTTTTTGCAGGCTATTACATGAGTTTTCTTGATGAGTTCGTGGAGAAACTGTTCGCTTCAAAGAACTACAGTTACACAAGAAGCGTTGACGATTTTGTCATTATATGCGATGATAAGGTATTTCTGCGGGATTCGATAAAGAAGATCAGCGATTTTACCCGCAATACGTTGAAAATAGAATGTCACAAAGACGACATTTACTTTCAGCCGGCATCTCACGGTGTAAAGTTCCTGGGAGAGGTTATAAAGTACCACAGAAGTTATACTATCAACAGAACTGTCGGAAGAATGATCAACAAGGTTTCAGAATGTCTTTTGGAGTGCAAGTCAGGTTCTATGACCTTGTCAAGGGCGAAGCATTGGGCTATGGTGCTTAACTCCTACTTCGGATTCCTGTCGCATACCGATTCATGGAAAATAAGGAAGAAGATAATGGAAATGTTCACTTCGGATTTCTATTTGTACTTCTATGTGGTCAACAGCAAGGTAATAAAAATTAAAAACAAATATGCTTATGAATGCACCAGATTATGTAGTTAAAAGCCATGTCTACGGGAAAAACCCGTATGATATGTTCATCGTAAATTACAATGTCGATAAGGACAATGATTCTTTCGACACTGCAACTATCATGGAACCAAGTTTGGAGGATTTGAACGTCTCCCTAGGATCTAAATTTATACCGATGAATGAGGTGAAGCAGGTAATGGACGAATTGCAGTCTGTCGGAAATGTAAAATTCACGGATGACCAGATTCTTATCTTCGCGAAAGATAATTTGATAAGGGCCATTGACGATTATGATACCTCCAAGGCAGTTAACGAGTTCACATTTAATGGGATTCCCCTTTGGCTAGACTGGCAGGAAAGGCCGCGTCTACTTAATAGGTTTATAAGCGAAAAGACAACAGGCCTGAAAAGCACCACGCTATGGCTAGGCACAAAGTCAATAGTAATACCGAACATTGACGATGCCATAAAGCTGATGTATGCACTTGAATGCTATGCCTCCGCCTGCTTTGACAACACTTCAAGGCACAAGGCTAACTGTGAGGCGTTGACGGATCTTGAAGAAGTTCTGAATTATGATTTCAGAACAGGATATCCAGCTAAGATGAATTTATAAGGGCCGTTTATGACCCTATACAAAAATGTTTAATTTAATTATTTTTCATTATGGAAACAGTTAAGAAGTTGATGGGAAGCAAGTTATTCCTTGCTATTGTAGCAATCGTTTTGTCGGTGTTCTACACACTACAGGAAAAACACCTGGGAACTCCAGCCTTGAACGTCGTGATTTTCTCCGCCTTTTTTGGCCTTATTTGCGGCGTATTCTGCGAAGGAGTTCGCAAAGTGTACCTCGTTCAAGAGGACAAATTCAGCTGGTGGAACGTGGTAACGTGGATCATTGGTGCCATTATTGGTACCATCCTGGTGTTTGTAGTATAAATTGTCAATCACACCTCTGACAGCTATTGCCGGAGGTGTGAACAAACGATTAAATTTTATGACATGAAAAAAATTTTGGATATTTATGACAAGTGTGCCGAATGGCTATGCTCGTTCACTGGTGACAGGTATGTCCATCTTATTATTGGGCTTTTAATCTGCTACGTAGTAGGTAAACTCGACGGAAGGGTGTTAAATAGGGAGACAGCTGTGGCAATGGCAATCGGTTTCCTGGTCGCTTTCTTTATTGCCATCTTAAAGGAGGTGTGCGACTTCTTCAGAGGACGTGGCTTTGATGTAAATGATCTTCTGTTCACATGGACGGGAGCAATCATCGGAGCGTTATTAATCCTTGTCTGATGAATGTATGCAAGAAAGAAGGATTTAAATTCATAGAGCAACTCCCCGACGGCGAATGGATCGTCAGATATGGAATAATGCCTTTCGGACATAACCTCAACGGGGAAGAACTTGTAACGTTCACGTCATCGCAGTATCCACGCAAACCGAGCATGGAACAGATTGCCAGAAGCATTCTTCGGTTTAATATGGCTATGCAGGACATGGACTTGTTGAAACCCGCCGTATCTCCGGACTTGTCCGTATATGCGACATATTAATTAATCTATATGGAAATAGGATCACGTACTGCCAATGGGGCAGGAGCACTCGTTTCGGCTACCGTCTTTCCTCTGATAGACCAGACGCTCAAGCTGATGATACCATGGCTGATAGCCATGTTCCTAGTCATAACTGTAGACCTTATAGCTGGAATAAGGAAGTCTTTGAAATTAGGGATACACATATCGGTCAGCAATGCCCTCAGGAACACGATGGGGAAGATGGTCACTTACTTTTCGTTTGTGATAATGGTGTGTGTCATAGATGTTGCAGCTGGCACCAACTCCTATGTCGCTAAATGGTCATGCCTTTTCATCTGTGCAATCGAGGGATTGAGCATCGTAGGCAACATATTAAAGCCTTACGGCATTGATCTGTCACTGAAAGGTATCATCAAGATATTCGCTAGACATGCCATCGGCATGGCTGATGAGGAGATTAACGATGTAGTCAGGGACGAGAAGATTGACGTTATAAGAAGGCAGGAAAAGGAGAAATGGGATAAAAAGAAATAATCATGGAAAAAATGACAATCAATATTCACCTGGATGTCACGACTGACGGGACACGAAGGGATGCGATTAAGGATGTCAGACACATGCTCGATGTCGAAGACGGAGATGAATATAATCTGACAAGTATAAACGAATTAAAAATTGACGGAGAAGATGAGAAAGATTTCTGAAATTATTGTTCACTGTAGTGCCACGCCAGAGGGCAGAGACTACACAGTTGAGGATATAACACGCTGGCATAAGGCGCGTGGTTTCAACACAATCGGTTACCAC